TTTCATCAAAGACAGGGTTTCCCATCGGGTCAAGGATTGGATTCGTTACCGTGTCTTGCTCAACGACCTCAATGCTTTCATCCTGAAGCAGCATTGCCAGTTCGTCATCTGACAAACCTTCGTAAGTCTCTTTGGTAACGTCTTCTTTGTCTTCCCAAACAGCTTTAACAATACCGTTCTTTTGCAACAAGGCATCAAAGAACCAATCGTGCATGATGATAACGCCAGGGTTATCTTTCAAAAAGATGTGGTTCAGGTAGTCAGTTGCTTGCTTTGCGCCAGCCTCATCACCAGGGCCAACAGGGTCAGCCACAACAATCTGGTCAGAGCCGGTAAAGATACGAATCAGCGCAGGCAAAGCACCATCAATGGCCTCTGCTACTTCACCCGTAACGATTGAGGACTTGCCTTCAATTTCTGTCCCATATGGCTGCCTCAAATAGGCTTGCAAAGCCATTTTCCTCATCTCAACCGTCTCGGATTCAATAAAGCCGATAGAGTCGTCTATGGCCGCTTGTACCGCCGCTTTAAGTTCGTTGTCGTTTGTCATAGATGTGCTAGCCATTCGTTGCGTTCTGAATAAATCATCCTGTTTGCCTTGGAAACATTCATCCACTCAGGGATAACTTGAATGTTGCTAGCACAGTGAAATCCACTGGCTTCCTTAGACTGCAAAGGAATCATGTGATCTACGTGCCATTTTACCTTAGTGACTGATTGACGCAACCTCGCAAGGCGCAATGCTTCGTGCATCACAAATGCGTCAAATTCTCCATACCAAGCCGGAGTAGCCTTTATTTTTGATGCTCGGCGCTTATGAAAGTCTGCAAGCACCTTTTCGGGGTTGTCTTTCTTCCATTGCTTTATTCGATCGGCTTGAGCTTGCTTGTTTCTAGCTGCCCAAGCATCTTTATATGCCTTTGTTTTTTCAGGGTTAGCCAAGGCCCACTCAACGTGCTTGTGCCTGTTTTTATGACCATGTTTTGCTTTTAACTCTTTTGTAAAAGCAAGGCACTCTACACATAAGCAATCACCATTAAGCCTGCGCTCTGCAATCTCGCCGCGCTTACATGGCTTGCCAGTAAAGTAAGTTTTAAGCCCCAAGGCTTTAGCTTCTTTCCTGTTGACTGGCTGGCTCATCTTTTGCCTTTGGTGGTCGCCCGACCTTTGGGCGTTCGGCTAATTGTAACTCTTTTACCACAGTTTCAAGCATTTCAATGCGCTTTTCAAGCTCATCAACCCGCTTGGAATTAGAAATATCACCTTGTTTCATCATGAACATTTAGACCACCCATTTAGGAGTTTTGTTAATTGAATTGCCCCATGAACCAGTGTTTTCATCTAGTCCAACGGCTACGTATCGCCAAGCATCAGCAGCGTGAGAGTGCTGGTCATGCAAGGGTTTATTGCTAAACATCTTGGTGTTTGCATCAACGTCATAGCGGTAATGGCGCAAGTTCTGCAAGCCATCAGCGCATTTAGTCTCATCAAAGAACGCTCGGTTCATCAGTGTCCTGGCAGCGTTAATCCCGTCAGCCACAGACAGTTTTGGCGTGATCCTAATTGGTTTACCCATGCCCTCAAGAATATCCTTGACAGATTTACCCGTCATGTTCTTGTGTTCAGCGTCATGTGGCAGCCACCAATCCTTGTAGATGTAACCACGATCTTGAAGTACCTGGGCGTAATGGTCAATGGTCTTTTGGCAGTTCTGGTAGAAGTCAATCACCCTCACCTCACCACCGGCAATGACCTGGACAAACCAGATTGAGGTCATGTCAGCCCATCCCAAGTCCCAGAATGTTTGCACAGGAATAGACTTATCCACAATCAATTCACGGATTCTGTTTTCCTCTTGGGCTTTCCTCAGTTCGTTAGCGTACACAGCGCCATCAAGCATTTGACGGGTGTGACCTTCCCAGACGTTCAGGTAAGAATCTACATTCTTGGTCTTTAGGTCTTCCAGTTCGTCTTTCAGGACTTTAGGAAACCAAGGGTTGTCAGACCAGTTGACCTTAACGACTTTTGCTTTTGGTGGTGGATTAACAACAAACCGTTTGTAAGTCTCATCAGTATCGAGGTCAGGGTTAAACGTCACCCATATCTCAGACTCAGGTTTACGGATAGTAGGTATCAAAGTCTCCCATGAAACTTTAGATACGGCTTGACCTTCTTCGATCCAGCAGATGTCTACACCCTCAAAAGACTTGATTGAAGTGACGTTGTGCTTTAAGCCTGCAAAACTGAACTCAGAACCATTGATTCCGTAGATAGCTGTGCGCTGTACGTCAAAGAAAGACTCAAGCCCCATGAATTTGATCTGGTCGCCTAGCAATGCAATCACAGAGTCAGAGATTGAGTTCTGCAATTCACGGGCGCAAAGGATTCGAGTCTTCTTCTGTACAGCAATCGTAATCAATGCTCTAGCCACCGACCAAGACTTAGCCGATCCTCGACCACCGTAAAGGATCTTGTATCTGTGCGGCTCAAACAAGAATCCCAACTTCTCGGGGAAGTCCAGTTCAAGATTCATCAGGCTTCTTGAGGTTGATTGTGATGCCCGTTATCTCTACTGGCCCACCACCGTCACCAGTTACCTCAGTGCGGTTAAGTTTAGGTGTAGCGTATTCAGCCATTTGAGCCAGCAAAGTCAGAGCAGCTTTAGGGTCAGCCTTGAGTTCTTTCTCGACACTTCCTTCGGCAACCTCTGTAAGCCACTTAGAGACGTTTTCAGCGTTATCCTCTAGCAACCTACTAACTGTCTCTCTAAACGTCTTGGTGGCCTTATTAACGCTTCCTGGTGGCCTTCCTCGGCCTCGGTTGGTTAAGTTTGCGGAATTGTCGCTCTGTAATTTATTCATGTCGTTTGACTCCCGTAGGTTGGTCAAGGTTGGTGCAGACTTATCTGCTGGTTGTTTATCTTACTTCTTTTTGTTACGTTCTGAAATAGCCTTAGATTTTGCCTTGGCATCTGTCTTTGAACTTGCTCCCCATGCTTGAAGGCTTTGCAGTAATCGAGTCGGGCTTCCGTCTGGTTTACGCTCTGGCCCCGGCATATTGCCCATACGTGCCAAGAATGATGCTCTACGGGGATTGTCGCCAGATTTAACTGGAGGCTTTAGGTTGCTACCGGGATTGGCTGCTTCGTAGGACTTGCGGCCCTTTTCATTTAGCCCACCTTTGGCACTTTTGCCCTCACTGCGAGTCCAAGCGGCTGTCATTTCTTTGCAGTCTTGGCCGCAGCCTTAAAAGCAGCAGCAGTCGGCGCACCCTTAGTTCCAGGCTTTCTCATGCGCTCGGGTGTTTTGCCAGCAGCTTTTTGCTTTTCAATGCGGTCGCGTTTAGCAGCGATGTTTGCGTACAAGCCCTTCATTTTTTGCCCCTGTTGGTTGCTGTGCGGCCACCACGTTTTGGCATGGAACGACCAGCTTCTGACATTGCGATTGCGACTGCCTGATCTCGGCTTTTGACCTTTTGACCAGAGGAGGAATTGAGTTTTCCCTCCTTGTACTCGCCCATTACCTTGCCGATTTTCTTGGCTGCTTTAGTCAGATTCATGTTAAACAACCTGTGTAATGGAAACATCGACTGCTGAAGCACCACGAATCACGGCAATCTTATCGCCACCGTTAACTTTGACGTATTCAACAGAATTGGGCGGCAAATGTGGGCTTGTTGTCAATGATGCGGTTGGGTTTGTTCCAGTAGCAAAATGCAAATGCCCTACACCAGTTGTAGACAAGCGAATGATTGTGCAACCAGCAGCAAAGGCTGTTGACTGTACGCTTGAAGTTGTAACAGTCATGACTTGAGTTGTACCCAAAGCAAAAACCGTTGTAAGTTGCCCGTTTTCGTCAAATTGAACTTTGCTCATTTTTTACCCTTCGGTTTGTAGAATTTCATGGTCATTGGCTGCATACCCTTGGTTTCGGCTTGCTTACGGGCTTGCGCTGCCAGCTTTTTTGCTTCCTTAGAAGACAGCGGCTGTTGGTTAGTAGTTCCCATCAATCTTCCCCTTGTGCGGATTCCCAACGCTTGCAAGTCTTGCCTTCGCCACAGACGAATTCAAACTTCTTGCAATAGATGGCCTCGTCACCGTACATCTCTTTGCACTCAGGACTGTCATCACCGTATTCGCAGTTAGAGCACAGCTTTCGTTTAGCCTGATCTGGTGCAATACGCCAGTAGTTGGCAAGGTCACGCCAATGGTCGCTGTTAGGCTTGCTTGGGTCTTGCGGCCCGTACATTTGCGTTTCTTCCATGTACTTGACGGTCTTGGCGTTCTCAGCCTCGTCAAACATTGACCCTTCAGCTTCTTCAATCTCTATTGAGATTTCCAGTTCTGTACCAAGCAAACCGCCCATAGCTTTTCTCCAGTTGCGTAGATTTTACAACATAGCACAAATTTTACCAAATGTATCTAGGGGTAAGTCCCAATAGAATTTTTTGTTGATAACTTGATAATTGAGGCATCAACAACACAACTCTTGGAGGTCACATGACCGATTTCACTTTCTCTCCCGCAGACTTTAACTCCACTGAAATTACAGTGGTCGCCAATACGCCAGACGGCAAACAATACCTTGCGGAGCGTTATGGCTTTGCTTGTGTTTCCATCAACATTCGGAAGTCTGCGGCTCCTGAATTGGCAGACAGTTTTGAGTTTCAGGGCTTGTCTTACTCTTAATCAACCGGGGCTTCGGCCCCATTAAAGGAATTATCATGAAAGAATCTATCAAAGACGTTTCTCTGGCAATCGTTATTGGCCTTACGCTGGCAGCATTTGCTCTGGCTTGGTTTGACGTTTTGGTTTAACAATAGCTCTAGCCCTCTTGAGGATGATCTGCTTAGTCACATAAGCGGTCATCTCCTCAAGTTCCTTTACCGTGCTTTGTTCTAGCTGGACATCGTGGATCTCCATTGCTAAGTTCACCGCTTGCATCTCTGGGCCACGGAATATGAAGTGCTCACTGTCCAGCCCTCGACTTGCCATGTCGTAAATGGCATCCTGGGCTTGCTTGATCTCTGGCAGCCAATCTTTCCCTTTGCCGTGAATAGCAAAAGCCTCACACACATTCAGTGCGGCAATGAGTAAATCAATCTGATCCCTGTTTCCTCTACCCTGGACAACCTCTGTCAGTGCTGAGTGGTTCTTGGCCTTTAACACCACAATGGCATCACCGGCACTTGAAACTGGTTTCATGCCTGCCAACACCCAATTAACAGCGTCAAGCATTACTGGTCTTGGCTTGTACTTGCTTTTTTTACGCATAATTTGCTTTCTCTTGCTGGACAGTTTTCTCCCTGATTACAATCGTTGTTGCATGGTGGGCATTGTGCTGCAAAAGCTTTACGCAAGGCTCGCAGAATGTGTCGCATGGCAGGGCTTGACGTGAAGTTGCCCTCCTCAATCATTGCGTCTGCTTCT